ATGCCAAAACTTACAGACATGCAGATCCGCGCGTGGATTAAGAGCGGGGAAGGTTTCGAGGGGCGAGCTGACGGCGACGGCCTCTATCTGAGGTTCCGTAAAGAGGATAAAACTCCCTTTTGGCGCTATCGGTATAAGCTGGCGGGGAAGTCCCGCACGATGATGATCGGCTCTTACTCCGATTTCTCACTCGCTAAAGCCAGAGAGATAACAAAAGAGTTATCCGCCAGGGTGGCGCTGGGGTACGACGTGGCCGCAGAGAAGCAGGAGCGCAAAGCTGCTGCAATAGCGAAGATTGAGGCCGAGAAGAACGCCATTCACGTTTCAGAGCTTGCCGCTGAGTATTATGCCCGCCAGATAGAAACCACCTACAAACACCCAGAGCTTTTCCGTAGCAGCCTGCAGAAGAATATCGTAGCTCTGATCGGGAAGATGAAAGTAGAGGACGTTCGCCCACGGCACATTGATAGCGTACTGCAGGATGTTTTAGAGCGCGGCTCACCCACGGTGGCTAACGATGTGCTTCGCATGCTCAAACGCCTGTTTGATTACGCTGTGGTGCGCGGAATGATAGAGGTTAACCCGGCTATATCATTTGGTTCAAAAGACGCTGGCGGGAAGGAGCAGGGGCGCAAACGTGCGTTAAGCCGTGAGGAGCTGGTTATGTTCTTCAAAGCGCTGCGCCGTGGTCGAGGTATCAGCAGAGAGAATGAGCTGACATTTAAAATCATCCTAGCGCTTGGCGTGCGCAAAATGGAATTGTGCGCTGCCGAATGGTCAGAGTTCGACCTTGATAAAGAGGTATGGCATCTTCCTGGCTCGCGGGCAAAGAATGGCGATGACATAGATATCCCGCTGCCGGCACCGGTGATCGAGTGGATTAAGGAAATTCGACTTTTCGCCGGCGAAAGCCGTTGGTTAATTCCAGCCAGGCGAGCCAGAACAACGGCGCATGTAAGCCGGGCCACCCTGAATATGGTCATGCCCTCTGTACTGAAAGAGATGGCTGGCGTTGAACCGTTCAGTATCCACGACCTGCGGCGCACCATGCGTACCCAGATGGCGGCAATAGGCATTGACCCGGTGATAGCCGAGCGTTGCCTTAACCACAAAATACCAGGGATAGAGGGCATTTATAACCGACATCAATACTTTGAAGAGCGTAAAGCAGCCTTGGGGCAGTGGGCTAATCTGTTGGTAGCTCTGGAGAGCGGGGAAGATTACAACGTAACTCCACTAAGAAAAACGAATTAAATGGATGGGTTGGGTCTAGTCCGACGGGGCGAAAAGCGGGAAGCCTTACCGCCTGACTCAATCATTTTTAAGGCATTGCGTGAAAGGTAACGTAATGGCAAAAGCACAAGTAAGAAATATATGGAAAGATAATGAAATCCCTGTTCTTGAGTATTGTGCCATACCTCGGGCAATTGACCTTCTCGGGTGCAAAATAGAAGATATTATTCATTTTGCAGAAATAGGCGCTGTAGAGTTATGCCTCAAACTTGAGGGATTTAAGGCATCTTTAACAAGCCCACTGAAGCTCAGAGATCCGAATGTTTGGGAGAATGGATTTGCCTCTACTTTCTCATTCAATAAATATCAGGTAAATAGCCCACTGAGTTTGTTTTCTCCTGATATAGATATTAGTCGCGTTATAGATCCGGAAGCCAAACCTACATACCTTTATGAGAATGAAAACACTCCGGGATTGAAGAAGCCGTACATGCTACTGTACGGATTGTGGGCCATTAAACCCATAATGATTCCTGATTCTTATTTTTTCAACAGGATTCTCTCTGACGATGGAATAAATCTAACACCTCTTGATTTTTCATTAAAAGAAGTTGATGAGCAATTCAATTTTAAAGACATTGACTCTGATGTTATTTATGCATCTCCCAAAACTGAGCATTTGTACCCAGATGGATGTTTAGACCAAAATAGATTAAAGCCAATAGTTACCCTAACTCCAAAAGACTTGTATTTAACAAGGAGACAGATAGAAATTATCTATAATGGTTTTGGTGACGTCCTTCCTAGTTATATAAATGGTGAGGTTGAACGTTCCGATGGTTCTGAAAATATAATAAAAACAGAACGGTTAACTATTCATCAGTTTTCTTTTATATATGGGCTGCTAAGAATGCTTGATATCAGTGATGATGCTATAAGCAAAGCGTCACCAAACGAACTAAATAAAATACTATCAACAAAAGCCGCTAGCAAAGGGATTCACTTTTCTCCACCAGATAAGAACACTTGGGCGAGATGGCGGGAGAAATTCCCAACCAAGTGAGTTTTAAAAAATCACGGTGAGTTTTTGATTGCTCACCCAAATTCACAATCAAATCATGTTCAATGTCCCATACCGACGCAAAACAGCGCAAAACGAGGTAATGGGACATATGAAAGCACAACCGACAGCGATCACAACTATTCCTACCACCGGATATATTCGCCGTATTCGCATGGCACAGTTGCTGGGGGTTCATGTAGCGACTCTGGATCGCTGGATTAGACAAAAGCGCATTCCGGCACCAATCAAGCTGGGAGAAAAAAGCACAGCTTTTGATGCGGTGGAGATTAACAACTGGCTGGCAGAACGCCGCGGGAAGGTGGCCTGATGAAAAAAGAAAACCGCCCCGGACAGCAGGCGGCTAACACAGATACTCGCGGATCTGATGTTACGCCAGCCAACAGCTACAAACAAGCCCCACGACGCACACCGAAGAAGCACCGCGCCCGCGTTTATATGCTGCGTACCGGCGTTGAGGGATGGACGGAAAACGATATCCTGCGCTACTGCCAGCTTTCCTCTGGCCGGAACTATGCCACAGAGCTGGAACGTGAGCTGAGTATTTGCCTCGAACGTCTGGAAGAGAAAAACCCGGACGGGATCGGCGCTCATATGCGTTACCGCTTTGCCGGGCGCTATGACGTGCTCAAGGTTATTCAGTTCGTGAACCATATGGCCGCTATTAACCAGCACAGCGGGCTTTCTGCTCAGGATATTACCGAGATTCTGAAACTCTACCCGGACAGCCTCACCGCCGCATAACGGAGCCGACAAAATGAAAAATATCAGATTCAATTCTGAGGCCGCCCCTCAGCCTGTAGCCAGCCAGAAAGAGATATTCAAGGCTGAAGAGGGGGATATTTCGGTGATTAAATTTGAGGGTTATACCGTGCGCATTGTGAATGTTTACGGTGATCCGTGGTTTGTTGTCTCTGACGTCTGCCAGGCGCTGGAAATCAGCAATCCAACCAGTGCTGTTGCCTCTCTGGATAGTGACGAGGTAATGACCCTAACTTTAACTGAGGGTCATTCTGGTAAGCGCGGCGGAGCACGTAGCTGGAATATGGTTGCTGAGTCCGGTTTCTATAAGCTGATTGCACGCAGCCGCAAAGCGTCCACGCCTGGTACGTTCGCCCATAGCTTTAGCAATTGGGTATTCCGCGAGGTTATCCCGTCTATCCGTAAAACCGGCTCCTATGGCGTGCCGTTCGCATTCCTGAATGACCATACCCGGCGCAAAGAGATTTACACGAAGAAAGCCAGTAAGCGCGGTAAAGACCTGCAGTCGTGCAAAGGCGAGAAGGCCCGCCTTGCTGCTGAAGAAATCGAGTTATGGCGTAAGTATCAGCCGGATCTGCTGGAGGTTCATTAATGAGCTGCGTTATCGATATGGCACTTCCTCGCCTGATTGAGCAAGGGAAGGGGGATCCGGGTGAAACAACTGATTTGTTGCTGGCTGCTGGCTATTCCAAAGCATTCACGCTGGTGGAAATGGTAAAGGCAACCACTGAGGTTTGCCGTATCTGGCGTTCGCTGGGGTTGCCTTACGGTCAGGAGCCGGAAACGCCAGAACAGGTTATTGCTTGCTATCTGAATGAGATTGTTGATGAGGCAATGCATAAATCGGATGCCACTTCTGCCAGTGTCGCTGCGGTAGTTATGGCGGCAGGATTCGCGAAGGTGGCAAACCATGTCTAAGCCCACCAGCGTTAGGGAGCAAATGGCGTCATTTTGTGCCGGAGATCGATACAGCGGGAGAACACCCTATCAGCAGAATAATTCGCTGAAAAATGAGGGGTGCGCCAGCGGGCCTAAAGCGGGAAATTCTGCCACGGCCAAACTGTCCGGATTTTATGGCTGTTTGCTGGTGGTGATCGGCAACGGCGCAGACCGGCCAAAGAAAAAGGGCCGGATTTCAAGTCCGACCCTTTGGCTGGTGGGCAAAGCAGGAATTCTTGCTTTGGCTTATTCCGATTCTTTGGGCTTCTTGCGCTGCCGGCGTTTGATCTCGCCTTTTACCGCCGTGACAATAAACTGCGCTTTTGTTTCGCCTTCTTCAAGGTTGCTTTCTAATTCTGCAACAACATCGTGTGGGAATCTCGCATTAAGCTGTTGCGATTTATTGTTGGTGGAACCCGTTGCCATTACTGGATCTCCATGTGTTAGGTGCGATTCAGTATACGCAAAAAAAAGAGTAATAAAAGACTTGAAGTGCGATTCACTTGGGGGTAACTTTAAAAAACAAGGTGCGATTCACCTTGTAGGCGCGAAGCCCGGTAGTGGTGGAACACTAACCGGGCCTCTAACCACCACCGTTAACGCAAGTAACGAGGCAGCTATGAAAGATCATACCACACACCCGCAAGGGCGGAACAACTACACCTGGCGCTTTTTAGCGCTCAACCGCCACGACAAAAAGGCCACTCCCTGCCGCCTGTCTGTCGAGGCTGAGACTGAACGCGAATCCCGTCGTATTTTGGCGCCTCACTTCATCCTTTCTCTGGCTGCTCGCCTGCCGGTGGTGGAGGTTCGCCATGTTTAAAATCATCGTGACCCATACCAACCACGTAACAGGCATCGTCACCACCCGTACCGAGCCTAAGCGCTATAAGACTCGCCGGAACGCCGAGAAGGCAGCGGATAAGATCGGCTATGTTTGTTCGCCTGACGGCAAGACCATAACCATGAGTATTAGCGCTGAAGTCGTGGAGGTGAGTCATGCGTAAAACCTTCCAGATTGACGGATACGCCGTTAACCGGCGCGGGCATACGGTAGGCATTCACTACACCCTGACCAGCGGCAGCTCGGATACAGCCAAATCAACCGCGCAATTACTGGCGCAGCAGGGCGGCTATCTGCACGTTCGTATCAACTTTGTTCGGGAGGTATCCGCATGAGCCTATATAACGATTTTGTACTCAACGGCCTGGACAGTAACCACAGTACCGAAGAATTAGAGGGCATTGGAAGCCGTGCTAATGATGCTGCGAGAGATTTAATGCTGGGCATTAGTGCCATCGGTAGCCTCATGTTCTGGGCGGCTGATAGTGATAACTACGCAGAGGAAACCGCAAAGGCGGATATGTACCGTATCGGCGCAATGCTGGGAACGATTGGTGAAGTGGTACGGGCGCTGAACGATACAGCAGCGAACGCGGGTTTTTCTCTATCGGACAGCGGGAACGCATCAAAACTGAGGGCGGCCAAATGAATATTAACGCTATATACCGCCATCCTGCAGAGCTTGAGGCCGAGGCGATGCTCTCCCGCATACAGCCTTATCCGGATGAGTTCACGCTGGCAGATCGCACAGCAGAGCGTATGACCCGAGCTCGCAATGGGCTGGCTCACGTTATGACTGATTTATCCCCACACCTCGACGGTGAGCAAGCAGCCATCGTGCACTGTTGGCTGGATAAAATCCTGGCGATTGTCGATGTGGCCCGAATTGATGCGGAGGCTGACGTATGAAAAGAGATGTTTTTAACGTCATCATGGATGCCGAGAATGCCATGGGTTACACCCGCCAGGCGCTGGCCGTTCTGGATCTATGGATGGATACATGGGTAGTGAAGACGATACCGAAGCGAACCGTCTCGCAGCGGTTCACAGCCTTGTGTGGGAGTCTCTTACTCACCTAAAAAAAGCTGCCGGTATTAGCGAGGAATAAAAACCATGGTGAAAAATAAATCTGGCTCAGTTGCCAGCGGTCTCGCTCACCCTGAAATCCTCCCCGGCGATAAATGGGCGGATAACAGTGGCGTGCGGGTAATTATCGAAAGCTGCCAGTTCAACAGGGTCAAATTTTACCGCGAAGGCTATCAGTCTCCGTGTATTTACCCCGAGCAACGGTTTATTAAAGAATTTTCACCGATAAAAGGGGCGGCCCATGAATAAACCATTTTATCCGGAAGCAGACCGTGATGGCGTTATTACCGGCTGCGGGCTGGTGGGCTTTCTTCCGGTAACGGAAAGCCTCTGCCGCGGCGATTACGACCATAACCTGAATGAAGGTATGGGCCTTGCCTGTGCAGTGCTGGACGGTGTGGCGCTGACGTGGTTCGCAGCAGCGCCAGAACAGCACGCTTCTCTCTGGCGATGGATTGTTGCTGCGGCATTTGTTGCAGAACAGCTTAAAAATAACGGAGATGTCGACATTATTGGCGAAGATGACAGCAGGTTTAAGGTTGCTGTGTATGCTGGGCAATATGGCGCTATGACCGTTTATCCGGCAGCGGAGCGTTTTGCTCTCGCCAGTCACGTCGAAGGGTACGCCTTGCAGAAATACGGCACTAAAGCCGGTATGGATCTGGCAATCCAGTATTACCAGACGATGGTCGAATGGCGCGATGGCACATACTGGCTGTCTGCTCATGGTCGCGATGTGCTGACTGACCTGCATGACAATCTGCTGGCCACGATTCATCACTGCGGCGTTCCTGCGATGCCGACGGAGCACTAAGTATATGCGAAATGATTTTGTTAACGACGTGCGCGGCAGGGCAAATGGTTACTGGTCATCGATACTGGAACGCCTGGCTATCCCGACCAACCGTAGCGAGGGGGCATGTCCAGCGTGTGGGGGTAAAACCCGCTACCGTTTCGACGACAAAGACGGGCGGGGAACTTACTACTGTTCTCACTGCGGCGCAGGTACGGGGCTGGATCTGGTGATGAAGGTCAATCAGTGCGGCGCCAGAGAAGCGGCGGAGCTGGTGGCCGAGGCGATGGCGTTACCAATGTCAGAACCGAAGCCAGCCAGAGAGAAGCCTCAGACGGATATCGCCGGGAAAGTGTCCGGGATGCTGGCGAAAACTGCCTCTGGTCAGTCTGCATACCTCACAGCAAAGGGGCTTCAATACCCCTTCCCGCTGATGCCCGATGGTTCGCTGCTGCTGGTGCTGAAAAGCGCTGCAGGCGCAACGACAGGCGCACAGGTGATTAAACCTGATGGCTCTAAGCGGCTGTTGGCCGGCACGGTGAAGAAGGGCTCCTTCTGCGTGCTTAAGTCCGTTAAATCGCCGGAAGTAGTGGTTATCGCCGAGGGGCTGGCAACGGCGCTTTCGGTTCAGCAGATCCGCCCTGATGCGACAATTATCGCAGCGATTGACGCCGGGAACCTGCTGCCTGTTGCTGAGCTCACGCGCCAGCGACATCCGGGTGCGCAGATCATCATCGCTGCCGATAACGACATAAAGCCTGGCGAACCGAACACAGGCAAGGACGCCGCAGAGAAAGCCGCTAAGGCTGTTTCTGGCTGGGTGGCTTTACCTCAGTCTGAGGAAAAGGCCGACTGGAACGACTACCACCAGCAACACGGGCTGGAAGCTGGTATGGCAGCGTTTAACGATTCGATGTACAAGCCGGAGGGCGAGAAAGTGGCAGTAAAACTTAAGGCGATTGACGGCGGAAAGAAAGAGCAAAAGCCAGCCCCGCGAGCAGATGAACTAAAACCCCGCGTGGAGAGCCGCGCCGATGGACTGTACTGGATCACTCCAAAGGTGGACAAAGACAGCGGCGAGATTATCAATAACGAAACATGGCTGTGCTCGCCGCTTGAAGTGGTCGGGGCTGGAAGCGACGGTACCGAGCGTTATCTTGTTTTGCGCTGGCGTTCGCCGCGTGGCCACGAAGATATGACCAGGGCGATCCCCTGCGCCGATATCGGAGAGCGTGAAGGCTGGCGCTCCCTCAAGGGTGGTGGTGTAAATGTCACGACGAAAAGCACATTCCGGGCGATTCTGGCCGACTGGTTACAGCAGTGTGGCGCGGGCCATGAGTGGATTATCACCCATACCACTGGCTGGCATAATGGGGCTTATATCATGCCGGATGGTGAGGTGATTGGTGAACCAGAGACGCCCATTCTCTTTAACGGTCGCAGCGCGGCATCTTCCGGGTATGCCGTTGCTGGTACAGCTGCCAGCTGGCGGGATTCCGTCGCGCGTCTGGCCTGTGGCAACCCTTCCATGATGCTGGGCGTGGCAGCGGCATTATCGGCGCCGCTTATCGGGCTGGTGGGCGCTGATGGCTTCGGCGTCCATCTGTTCGAGCAGTCGAGTGCCGGTAAGACCACCACCGCCAATATTGCGAGCAGCCTGTGGGGTGAGCCGGATGCGTTGCGGCTTACCTGGTACGGTACGGCGCTTGGCATCGCTAACGAAGCGGAGGCACATAACGACAGTCTGTTACCGCTTGATGAGGTGGGCCAGGGCAGCAGCGCTAAGGATGTTGCGACTTCGGCTTATACCCTGTTTAACGGTGCCGGAAAGCTGCAGGGAGCCAAAGAGGGCGGAAACCGGGAACTGAAACGCTGGCGAACGGTGGCGATTAGCACCGGGGAAATGGATATTGAAACCTTCCTGGCTGCGGGTGGGTTAAAGGTCAAAGCGGGGCAACTGGTGCGTCTGCTGAACATCCCGATGGAGAAATCCACGGTCTTTAACGGTCTGCCGAACGGCAAGGCTCATGCCGAGGCACTGAAAGAGGCATGGAACGATAATCACGGCGCAGCCGGGCGGGAGTGGGTTAAATGGCTGGCAGCCCACCAGCAGGAGGCTAAACAGGCGGTACGTGACGCGCAAACGCGGTGGCGTAGCCTCATTCCGGCTGATTATGGTGATCAGGTACACCGTGTGGCCGAACGCTTTGCCATCCTTGAAGCGGCTCTGGTAACGGGAGCGCCGATCACTGGCTGGAGTGAGCAGGCCAGCCGTGATGCCATTCAGCACAGCTTTAATGCCTGGGTGAAAGAGTTCGGGACGGGCAATAAGGAGCACCAGCAGATCATCGAGCAGTGCGAGGCGTTTCTGAATGCCTATGGTCTGAGCCGGTTCGCTCCGTTGCCTTATGACCCCGCCAGCCTGCCAATCAGTAACCTCGCCGGATATCGCAAGCGGAAGAGCAGCCATGACGATGCGCCGATGGTGTTCTACACGTTCCCTGCAACGTTTGAGAAGGAGATTGCTCAGACCTTTAACGTCAGCCAGTTCGCCCGAGCACTTATCTCCGCCGGGATGCTTTCGGAGCCAGCCAGCGGGCGAGGGTATCAGCAAAAATCACCGCGTGTTAATGGACGACAGGTCAACGTTTATGTACTCCAGTACGGTACAGAAAAAGACGAGAGTTAAATTACACATGTGAGGCTTATTAATGTTGGTTCAGTTGGTTCAGTGAGTATTGGTTGTCTTTATATATATGTTTTATATGTTTTTATCTTAATTAAATTGAACCAACACTGAACCAACAAATGGCTTTTTTGAACCAACAAACCACCATATTGAACCAACATTGAGACCGTTTGCGGCTACCGGGTGCTGGGTTTTGATACCGGCGCTCACCGTTACTGACATCGTTGCGTAAGAAGCGGGCATGAAAATCGCATTACATTGCGCAGGTGCTCTGAATCCGACAGTTTTTGTGGAGTTATTGATATGAATGATGTGGTATCCGATGATTGCTCCGGCAAACTGAGTGATGTTATAGCCGAGCAACTGGAGCAGAAGGGATTGTGGCGACGAGCGGCAGGTCGCTGGCTTGTCGTGCTGGATGGTATTGCCGATGAGAAATTGCGTGAAGCTGTCGCGCTCAGGCGGAACTATTGCCAGCGTATGGCGGCGGGCATCAAACCGGATACGCGACTGTCTGGTGGATGAATCATGCAGCGGAGCGAGGGGCGATGAACGGGTCGTTCGTGTCAGGAGAGCAATATGAAACAGTTTCTGATTTGTTCCGGCCAGCCGTCACTGGCGATCCCGGTCGGTTATCTGGACTACTGTAACGAGAATCAGTATCCGGCCATCATTATCTGGCAGCGGATAAAATTTGCCGATATCGTCTGGCTGAATGAGCCGTATCAGATGTCTCATCGCGACCTGTTCAGTCGTCTGGACTTCCGGCGTGACATTGAGCAACGCGCCGAGGACATTTACCAGCAGCACGCAACGGCAATGACATCACGGGCCATCACTTTTTCTCTCATGCGATTTTATAATATCGATATTGGGTGCGCAGAGGTGACGGCTTTACAACTGTTTGATATGACGTTAAAGATTATTGATGAATATACCGGACATGGTGAGCAGGTATGACAGCACAGATTTCAGCATATGGCCGGCTGGTGGCCGACCCGGAGACCAGAACAACGGGAAAAGGTACGAGCATGGCTATGGCCCGGCTGGCGGTATCGCTGCCGTGCAATGCCGCAGCGGACGGGCAGGCTACCTTCTGGCTGGGCGTCATTGCCTTTGGGAAGCAGGCCGATGCGCTGGCCAAACACCAGAAAGGCGATCTCGTGAGTGTGGCGGGCAATATGCAGCTCAATCAGTGGACTGGTCAGGATGGCGGTACGCAGCAAGGCTATCAGGTTATTGCGGACAGTGTACTCAGTGCCAGAACGGTACGCCCAGGAGGTAAAGCAGGGCAACAGGGGCAAGCTATGGATGCCCTGCGCCGTGTCTATGAGCAACAACCACCAAGCAACGGTTATGAGGAATACGACTAGACGCCACCGTATAACGATGATGTGCTGAATGCTGGGCACTTGAGTGTTCCCTGACTTCCGAAACCTGTTTATGTACTCGATCAATGGCAAAAGAGATGGTTTCCAGATCATCCAGCTGTCAGAAGTGGCGGAAAAGGATGAGTTCCTCAATTTTAAAAATGTGAGTTTGGATGTCATGATGGCGGCTCACTGCGTTCCGCCTCAGATGATGGGGAGCATCCCCCACAATACCGGCCACAATACCGGCGGATTCGGTGATGTGGAAAAGGCCAGGCGTGTATTCGTGTGAAATGAATTAATTCCCTTTCAAAAGAGGATTAAAGAACTTAATGAATGGTTAGAGGATGAAGTTAATAGATTTGAGATATATAAACTAGGCGGCATCGACTAACCATCTTAAAAATATGGTGCCATCATTTAAAGATGACACCCATCAAGCCTAATACTTAGCAAGTTCCATACTTGAAATAGCATCATTAAAAACTAAAACATGCTCTTCCGGAATCACGGCAGAAGCACCACTTGTTAATTCAAAGCTAAGCTTGGAATTAAGATAAAGCCCGCCCACCTTTATTTTATCGAGTTTAAAATCGTTGTCCCCAACGAATCCCTTCAAATCTTGCAAGGCATCGCCACTAGAATTCAGCTCCAAACATGCCCTAGTTTTTTCAGTGACAGGAAGATTTGACACCTTCACTTTAGAAATTCCGAAGACTTTAATCCCAAAGACTTCTCGAATGACCTTCATGAAGGCTTTAAGGTCTACAGTCAAGTTGCCGTAAGCAACACTTACCCCTTTGGCCTGAGACAAAAAATCGATAAAAGGTTTAACTGTTTTAGGCGGGTTGTAAAAAGTTAATAAACATATTTTATTGCTGATGGTTTGGATAGAAAAAGCAATCTGGTCAAACACAACTCTTTCGAACTCTAGCACCTCACCGAATGGATCGGAAACTGGTTCTAAAATGACCGTTTTTTTATTGAAAGTTGCAGCCATACCATTATGAATGGTTTCATACTTAGTAAAACCAGCACCAATAGCATCAGAGTAAGGGGTGTTTTTGATAAAATCAAAAATCGCCTCTGGGCTGGTTCTGATTTTCAATCTCATCCACTTCAATCTTAATTGTGACATAGCCACTCCTTATGATGAATTAGCTGATTTCCATTATAATAGAATAAGCTCTACTTTCAATTAAATTATTGAACCTTTCAGCGTCCCTACCTGAGAGTTTTTGCGGTTTACTGAAATATTGCCCATTAGCCTTGTATTTTCTAACACCTTTTACTAAATATGAAAAATTAGTACAGTTCAGTGGGTCGCCAAATTGGGCTTCAAGCTCAAATATATCAGGATCTGCTAGTTTTTCCTTCACCTTCCATTTTATTTTCCATATATAGAAACCTCTATCATAAAGATCACTTAGTTCATCCGATTTTAAAACTCCCTCTCCTTTAAGAGATGCCCTGGATACATGCACACCCGTCTCGGTATCTCCATCTTCCGCCTCGATTGATTCAGGTTTTGGATGATATACATAGGCATCAGTTACATCCATTAAATCATAGCCATCGAGTGTCCTAATTAATTTATCGAAAAATAGGGTTCTAACATCAGACGATGTATTTTGTGAAAGACTAATTTCGTTAATTTTTAGATCAAGATTACTATCATCCGCTTGTTCATTCTGTATGTCACTGATATGCCCAAGTAAAAGTGATTCGTAATCTTCAAGATTTTCGTTATCTGGTCTGCGTATACTATAACCATTATCTAGAGGCTCTATTTCAATTAATGCCTCTTTATTTACAGCTTGTTTAAAATCACTTTTACCGTAATTAGTTGAAAGATACCTTATGTTAATAAGCACTCTCGGCCCGTCCACAATAATTTTGCAATAATCATCTTGCGCTGTAATTTCTTTTTTTAACTTTTCAGCGGCTGCAATGATATCTTTTTTATCGAGATAAGACTCAATTCTTACACATGTGTTTTTTTCCGTCCTTGTCTGGCCGCCCAATAAGGTTGCTATTTTCTGATGATCGTAATAATCATGAGTCATTCGAGAATAATTTCTTGCTAGATCTTTTCGAGGGGTTTTTTTACAAATAATAGTCCCTCTCTCCAAAAAAAGATCCTGAATTTCATTTAGAGTAATTTGCTTTTGATTTAAAGCATCATACAGCGCCTTGTCAGTTACACTATGGATATTATTCATTTCATCTCCCAAGAAATAACTTCTGCAGAAAAGAATTCTTTTACAGTAGATAAAACCTTAACATCTAAGTCTTCGAGTCTATTCTTAGCCTCTTCATCTAATCCATACTCGTGTGCGTATTTTTCAACTCCCCGCTGGAAGTGCGAGAGAATTCTCTCATCTTTTTCACGATAAGCTAACCTTATTCTGATTTTGTTTATACCATCAAGTATTTGGTAGTTAGATAATATATCCAATAAATAAAAAAACTCATTGTCGCTGTTACCCTTTCTGTTGTAATAGACAACAAACCCCTCTGGGTAGACTTCCTCCTCAATTCCTTTAGCCCTATTGAATTTATAAACTGCATTATGTTTGATAATCATGAAAGGCGATGATAAAACCTCTATAGTAGCAGGTAGATATTTTTCAGTTACAGCAACTTTATGAAAGGTAAGTTGAGGGTAATAGAATCCATAATCATCCTTTGGAAATTCTTCCTTAGCAATCAATTCATTCATATCATTCGTAACTGCCAGCATATAACTAATCAGGAATGGATCAATTATATGAATTTGCTGCCCAGCAGATAACGGAATTTTCTCTAAGTTAACGGCCTTATCTCTCCTTCCTTTATCGGGTTTAGGCGGGTTAAAAAACTCATAGAAATCATGTTGAAGTTGATTATCATGATTAAAAACAAACAATAAACCGCGAACTTCGCAGTCAATTTGAGAAAAATTATATTTTTCTGACCATTCAGGGCTATACTGAGCACATTCAATAGTTTTCGCTAATGAGTCCAATGCAGATTCTATCTTTGACGCATTTATAGAGCCAACCTTATAGCTCTTTAAATCAGTATTTAAATAAATGACTTTATTCAAATAAGGATCTTTATAGCTAAATACTACATCTACGGGATGTGTGTGTTTCTGTTTTTTACCTTCTGGCTTGTGTTTTGCTTCATCATCACAAAGGAAATCTCGGTCGCAAGGGCCATGCTGTTGCCACTTAAATCGACTCATTAGATCCTGAGATATGCGTTTCGCCAAATCTTCAATAGGGCCGTTCTCTGCCATTTGATTCCCTTACTTTTTACAGACAAATCTCATTGAAAGATAAATGTAAGATTTTTTCCTTGCAAGGACTTTGAATCTGACATGAGAGGCTGAGCGCGCGCTCGTATCTCCGCCACGCCAGCCTGCTTTATCTAGCGGTTTTCATGCACCAGCATTAGATGAAAAATCCCGCGAGAAATGGATGGAAAGGTGGGGAATGGGGTCAGTGGAGAGGCTTTTTGGCAACCTGAATGCGAGCAAAGGGAAGGTTCATGAGAAAAGACTACCTGATCGTGTCCTTCCTGATGGCAATTGCTGCCTGGCCAGTCACACTGGCGTTAATTTATCTATCTGCAGGAGTGGTATTCTTTACGAGGGGCAGGGGGCTGGGCGTAGTCCTCGTCGTTCTGTTCATGCTGGTGGCCATCGCTGCGTGGCAGTTTGAACGCTACATGTAAAACCATACCGCCCCATGAAAATGCCCATATCTTATTTAAAGGCAGAAACAGTGTGTTCTGGCTATGTATGGCAGAAATGGTGTGTTCTGCCTATAGATAGGCAAGTTGGATGTGTTCTGGCTATGTATAGCCACAAGTGACGTGTTTACCCAACCCCATAGCGATAACTTGCTGCGCTGGGAGGTAGCGGGTATCTCAGATCGATTTGTGGCGCATCGCTCAGAAGCCGGCCAGATTTTGCCATCAGGTATCCAGCCATCTCTTCTGGCGTTAAATCTACATGAAACATGTCCTTGTCCTGGAACCATTCATCAGGCCAGTAGATGAGATCGGACGGATTGGCATCAAAGTTTTTCTCCAGCAATCCCAGCGCGTAGCTTTGTTCCGATTCCTTTCCTTCAGCATTGCACACGAAACTAATTATCTGAACTAGTTCATCCCAGGTTAAATCAGCAACGTATTTCTCCTGATTAAATGCCATCCGGGTAAAGTTCTTTGCGTCGGTCCATGAGGAAAAGTCACGGAAATCAGAGAATTCATACGGATTAACGACCTGCCTGTTCCAGTCATCAATCATCGCTTTTAGCCCTTCATTATCTTCGTCGGCGCCGTTATCAATTTGCGACAGTATCTCTTTGGCTATATCCGCCAGTTCCTTAAGTTTCTGACGGCTGATTTTGACTGGCTTCATGCGTTCAGGTAATGGCATCGGGGTCTTCCTTGGTAGGTTGAGACATGGCTGCTGCAGGTCGTTAGACAATCTTCGCCAAAGGTTCATCCAAAGTCCATAAACAATCGATTCCATTTCTGATAACGATAGGGAGTGGTTAAAGCGACGATGTGATGAATACCTAGAGAAGGTAAAACACACACCAGCCCGCGCCGAGGATTTTGGCAGTACCCAAAAGTGGGAAATGAGACCTAGCCCCCGGATAATTGCTACGGTCCAATGATGAAGCCAGAATAAATCAGAAACGATCGTGTTTTCCAAATGATAAAAAAGGAGTTAACTATGATGAGAGCCAGGCGTTAACGTCCTGGAATTAAAAACAGGAAGAGGGAGAGGGAATGAGGCGTTTTTTTCTTAAATCATTAGCCGCAGGTGTTTTTGTTTTAGCTAACTCAGGCGTTCAGGCTTCGTCAGTCTCTGCTTCTGATACGACGCCCCAGATGGCCTACGAGGATATCTCTCGCTCCTTACCTAACCTGGAACCCATCACTTTCCAGGCAGGGGCAGAAAAGCACAAGCTCTTAGTTTTTGTCGATAACCAATGTATTTATTGCAGCTATGTCGTTAAAAATATCAAAAAATATACTGACGCAGGACTGACAATGTCATTTCTGACGGTGGTGCCAGCATCCATCAAGGATTCAGTTATCGAAGATATGGGGCGGGTCTGGTGCGCTTCAGATCGCCAGAAAAGTCTTCAGAATGCCATGGCCGGTTTTTTACCAGACAATGACAGCTCGGAAAAATGTAAAAATCTGGTGATTAAACAATCAGCGCTGGCTGATCGGCTTGGAGTTGAGGTGACGCCTGCGATGGTTGTGCTGGATAAGTCCGCCCATACATTCCTTGGCAGTGTTTCTCCTGACAAAATTCTCTCCGAGCTCCAGTGAGCGGATGAGAATCGTAAATGATTTTATTGGCCACTGCTCTTTCATAGTGACTTAAGTAACCCTGAGAAGCCTCACCCAACTTAGCGTTGATAATAATTCTGAGTTGGGTTATCAGGCGCAACATTAGCGCAGTATTGCACGAGTATTGTACGACGAATGATTGGATGTTCAGGTCAAAATAAAGAGGTGAAGTCATGATAATGGATTACCTGTTGATGTCGTACATTGCGCTTGCTTCCTGCTGGCCCGTGACGCTGATCCTGCTATTAGCTGTCGTTGTCGTGTTACTGCATGCTGAACGGCGGGTGCTGAATGTGTCCATCGTTGTCCTGGTTGGTTTTCTGATCTTTGCTGCCTGGCAGTTCGGTGCGACGATGCGTAGCCCCTCTTCATGGCTGGTGGGTGGCGCAGGAAGTTTTGTACATCTTGCCGGGATAGAAAGCCGGTAATACCCCTGATCCCCGCTATCAATACCTGACCTCTATAATAACTGTGCAAATCTGCACAGTTTCTTTCTTTAGTTCACAAATCAATCAATTTCCCTTCTGGTAACGATCGAATTTACTCTTTCATATTTTGCAATATAAGCAATGATCATTCCGTTATTTGCAATTATAATGACTGTATAAATATCAGGGGGTGGCATATGTCCAGACAAAACGTAAAGGTAAAACCAGTATTACTTAGCTTCGAACAGATAAAGGCGCTGAGTGACATTCAGGAGCAGCACCGCAAAGCGTCCAGCGTCGGTGTGGCGCCTACTATCCATGAAATTGCCCGTGGTCTGATGGACAAGGCGCTGGCGTCTTTGTCTGACGGGGCAAAAGTATGAACGCTGAGACCCTGAAGGACTTTTTAATCAGCCTGGGCTTCAAGGTGGATGATGCCGGCGCCAGAAAGTTTGATGCCATCGTTACCGGCGCGACACTCAAGGCGATTGAGCTGGGTGCTAAGGTGGAACTGGCCGCTGCGTCTGTCGTGGCATTCACCGCGAAAGTCGCCAGCAGCCTCGATAACCTGTACTGGGCCTCTCAGCGCACCGGCGCAACGGTAGAGGGCATTAAGCAGATTGGGTATGCGGTAAGTCAGATGGGCGGCAGCGTGGACGCCGCCCGCGGCTCTCTGGAAAGTCTGGCTCATTTTATCCGTACCAGTCCGGGCGCCGAGGGCTTCCTTAACCGTCTTGGCGTTCAGACGCGCGATGCCAGCGACAACATGCGGGACATGGCGACGATCTTTACCGGCGTCGGCCAGCGGCTTAGCAGCATGCCGTATTACCGTGCGAACCAGTACGCGCAGATGCTGGGCATGGATGAAAATACCCTGCTGGCGATGCGTCGCGGTATCGGCGAGTACATGGGCCAGTACAACGCCATGAAAAAGGCCATCGGGTTTAACCCAGATCAGGCTGCGGCGGCATCCAACCGGTTTATGACGTCGCTCCGGTCGTTCGGCGAAATGGCCAGCATGGCGCGGGACAAAATCGGTTCTAACCTCGCGGGTGGTCTCGCTGGTGCCATTGATAACCTTCGCCGCCAGATCCTCGATAACTTCCCGAAAATAGAGCGCACCATTAACGCGGTTGTGAAAGGCATTCTCTGGATGGGGGAGGCCGTCGGCCGGTTGGTATATCGTCTGATACAGACGGCAGGTGATATCCGGGACTGGTGGAAAGGGCTGGATGAAGACTCTCAGAAACTCATCGGTACGCTTGGCGGTATGCTGGTGGTCTGGCGACTGCTGAACGCCGCCATGCTTGCTTCTCCGATTACCTGGGTGCTAGCGCTCGCTGGTGCGCTTGTGCTGCTGTACGACGATTACAAGACGTTCAAAGAAGGTGGCAAAAGCCTTATTGACTGGAAACAATGGGAGCCAGCAATTGAAAAGGCCAAGGCGGCCATCCTATGGCTTCGCGGAAAACTGCTGGGTCTGAAGGACGATGTGGGCGGCTGGCAGAATGCCTTTGAGGTACTGGCTACGTTTGTTGCCGGTAGCTGGGCAGCAAGAATGTTGTTAGGTATTGCCAAAGTAGGCCGTGGCTTTAGCCCAATTCTTGCCGCAATGGCTGCTATCAGCGCCTGGGATAAAATCGGTCAAATTCAGGATGAGGCGAAGCGAGAAGGGAAGGATGTAGGCCAGTATCTCGTCGACCGGATGAATCAAAAGCAAGGAAGTACTGACGGTCTTCTGGGTGGGGCAAACCAGGCGCTTAACCGCCTTTATTCCTGGTGGGATAGCATCACCGACACCGGCGGCGCAACTAATGCCTATGATGCTTACGGGACAGTGAAACGCCCGCAGCCAACCAAGGCAGGCGCTCAGTTGCTGGGATGGATGGCTCCGATGATGGGTAAACTGGAGGCGATGTACAACCTGCCAGCTGGCCTGTTGCGTAGTGTGGCGCTAACAGAGTCTCGCGGTGATCAGTTTGCTATTTCTGGCGCTGGTGCTCAGGGGCTATTCCAGTTTATGCCTGGTACAGCCCGTGATATGGGGTTACGCGGCAATGACGTATTTGACCCCGTAAAATCAGCGGAAGCGGCGGCGCGGTATCTATCAATGCTCCTGCAGAAGAACGGCGGAGACCTGAGTAAAGCGCTGGCATCTTACAACTGGGGTATTGGTAACGTGCAGAAGTACGGCATGGCACTGATGCCGCAGGAAACCAGACAATATATCCCGAAGGTTCTCAGCAATATGCCAGGCGGTGGGGCAACGCTGAACCAGGAAACGAACATCCATATCCACGGCGTCAATAATCCGCGAGAGGCGGCAAATCTGGTAGTCGAAAAGCAGAACGCCATAAACAATCGCGCAACTCAGGATCTGGCAGGGGGTAGCTGATGGATATTCTCTCTACGCTGTTCCAGCAGCATACCCGCAATATCGGGATTATCGTGCCGGATGTGGTGGTCTCGGAGAAGCACAGCGATGTGCTGGAGATTACCGAGCATCCCGTCGAGAAGGTCACCAGCGCAGGTACGGGAGTTATGACAGATCATGCCTACCGCCGTCCATCCGAAGTCGTCATGGAGGTAGGCTTTGCCGGCGGCGGTTCATTGCTGGATTTATTCGATACCACCAGCTTTGGCATCAAAGCGAAGCTGAGTCCGAAAGAGGTGTATCAGCAAATCCTAGATCTGCAGCGCTCGCGGGAGCCATTCGACGTCACGACGGGCAAGCGACTGTACACCAACATGCTGATCCGTAGTCTGGAGGTCACCACCGACCGTACCAGCGAAAACGTCCTGCGTGCCGTTCTGACGCTTCGCGAGGTCATTATCACGCAGACCCAGAGCATAACGGTAGCCGATAAGGCTGATATGGCGCTCGGCGTTAACACCTCAGCAGTCCAGGACAAAGGCGTAAAAAACCCGGTTCTGGTCGATGAATCGTTAATCTACAAACTCAGCAAACTGGCAGGTGTCAAATGAGTGTGACCGAAATCCCGTTAAGCCCCGACAGCCAGAGCTTCAGCGTAACCCTGAACAGCACCGAATACCGGATGCGTGTTGTGTGGCGTGGTGCCTGCTGGTTCCTCGACCTGATGGACAGTGCCGGTACGCTGATAATCGGCGGTATCCCGCTTATCACTGGTGCTGACCTGCTGGCGCAATACACTTACCTCAATCTGGGATTTTCGCTGTATGTGGCCTGTGATGACCCGGCCAGCGAAAACCCGACTCAGTTTGATCTCGGCATTAAAAGCCACCTTTACGCAGAGACAGAGGAATAATCATGTCAAAGAACTGGATGCGTCACTTTGAGCTGGTGCTCACCGATAACGAAGGTAAGGGCCTGGTGCTCAGCGAGTTTAAAGCGACGTTTGAAATCGAATGGAACGATAACAAATGGCCAAGTGTGGCGACCGTGCGCGTGTATAACGTGTCCAGCGAAACGGCAAACCGCATTATGGGCCGTGAGTTCTCCAAAATGAAAATCATCGCCGGGTACGACGGCATTGCGCCAGTTGTTCCGGCCAGCGAAGTAGGCAAGGTTCACGAGGTGGAACCGTCTCAGGTCGGGCAGACGAACGGCGCCAACTACGGGGTAATTTTCAGCGGAGATATCCGTTTCACCGTCACCGGGAAAGATAACGTTACCGACAGTTGGGTGCAGGTTCAGGCGTGCGATGGTCAGGAAGCGTTTTCTAAAGCGTTTATCAGTACGACGCTGGCGAAAGGCTACACCGTGAAAGACGTGTACAACGTGCTGATGCGTGCGCTTGAGCCTTTCGGCATTGTCAGCGGTGCGGTACCGGAATTCCCGTCTACGGTCTTCCCGCGCGGCCGCGTGCTGCATGGTACCGTTCAGCAGTATCTCGATAACGTGGCGAATCAGTGCGGCGCCCGCTGGCAGTTCGCTTATGGCCGGGTAGATATGCTCACCGCTGATATGGCCATGCATAAGGCGGTTGTCCTGAATTCGGATACCGGGCTGGTGGGCATGCCGCAGCAGACCATCGGTGGCGGGGTGAACGTGAAATGCCTTATCAATCCGAACATCCGGTTAAATGGCCTTATTCAGTTGGATCAGACCTCCATCTACCGCGCTCAGTTGTCAGGCGAGCAGGTGAAACAGTCTGGCCCTATTACCGTCGATACCGTCAACGGCAACCAGGTGACGACCGGTCTGGCCCAGCGGCAGAACCCGGCCAGCATCGCAACAGATGGCGTTTATCTGGTGCGCTATATCATTTATCGCGGTGATACCCGCGGACAGGAGTGGTATATGGACATGGCATGTGAAGCGCGTGGCGCGGCAGATGTGCCGAATAAAAACTTGTTGAATGCAGGATTCTAAACAATGAGAAAGATTAAATCTTGGTGTTGGCTTTCAGTTTTTCTCGTCCTGTCATGTGTTCCATCGACGTTATTCGCAGCAGCGCAATGCGGTGGTTTTCTGTTGAAAATGGATGAAGGTGGAAGCATGACTTATGTCAATGGAGAGCAGGTTACATCGCAGAAAATCTATTTTTTAGGTGCTAAGGGTGATTACAACCAAATGAAAATGGAAATGACCCTGATGCCCGCCAGAGACGGCAACATGTACGGCTACGAGTTTATTAAGCAGAACGGCAAAGCCTTTCTGAACGTAGAGCTGATTCGCCGGGTTATGGAAGAACCCCGCATTATCGGTAGTTTCGACTGTAAGCGCGTACCGGACTAAGGGGCAAAAGATGGCGAATATCAGACCTGCTGAACTTCAGGAAACTCTGGAGCGTGTGAGGGAAAAATCTGTCATAAACGCCAGGGCAGCATTACCTGGCGTAATCCTGTCATTTGACCCGGATACGGTGACCTGCGTTGTGTCGCTTTGCAGCAAATCGAGCAAGCCGGTACCGTACGAAGATATCGGCAAAACGGAGTCTATGGATTTCCCGCTGCTGGTGGACCTGCCGGTGGTCTTTCCTCGCGGTGGCGGCGTTACGCTGACCTTCCCGCTGGCTGAAGGTGATGAATGCCTAGTTGTGTTCTCCGACCGCTGTATCGACTTCTGGTGGCAGAACGGTGGGACACAGGAGCTGGTGGACTGGCGCAGTCATGATTTATCGGATGCGTTTGTTATTCCCGGCCCGCAGTCGCAGGCGAAGAAAATCAGCGGTATCAGCACCACGGCTGCGCAGTTGCGTACCGATGACGGCACCGCATTCATTGAGCTGGCCGCAGGGCATGACGTCACCGTTAAAACTCCGGGTAAGTTGACAGCCAGCGCCGATAGCGGAACGGAAATAACCTCACCTGAAATCATCCTTAACGGCAACGTGACGATCAACGGCAACCTGTCGCAGGGAATGGGCGATAGCGGCGGCACGGCAACGATTCTGGGCCCTGTTACCGTAACCAAAGACGTGACTGCCGGCGGTAAGAGCCTGATGACGCACACGCACAGAGGGGTTGAGCATGGCAACGACAGCACCGGCGCACCGCAGTAAGTGATTTCCTTTGGCTGGCATTGCCTGCCACCAGCGGGCTTATGGAGATATCTATGTTAATGAGTAAAGCCGAGTATGCGCGTCATCGCGGGGTAAGCCGCCAGACGGTATATGATTGGGTGGCGAAAGGTGAAGTCGTGGTCTCTGGCACGAAAATCGATGTAAAAGCGACTGAACGCCAGCAGCAACAGCACTCATCCCCCAAAAATGAGGCTCAAACTACAGCACCTTCTTTTTGGCCGAATCGAACACGGGAGCTAACCTGGTCAGAATGCTGGAAAGAAATAAAATCAGGGGATGATAAATTCCCTGCCCCAGATAACGATGATGACCTAATGGAAGCTGTTTCTGCCGCGGCTAATGAGTTGGGATATGATGTTGAGTTTCTCGAAGAGGGAGGTATTTTCCTTGATACACAGGATGCGGAATTTTACTTCCAGCGCTATGAGCTCAAGGAGAATGCAGCACAACTACTGCTGACGCTAAGGCGCGAGCTTTACTACACCGCTTCCGAATACCCTGATGAGATAGCCGATTGGAGCCCCGAAGGGATAAAGGCTCTGTCTCTTTGGAAGAAGTGATAACTGTAAAGTGTCAACCGGAGCCGAAGAAACGAAACCCGGCAGGTTGACACTTTTATCGAGAAACCGTCAAAAACGAAACCGATAGCTTTACAGTTTCCTCAGCGAATATTGCTGCAAGCACTGCCGTTACTGGGTTTATGCGATTTAACCTCATCGCGAAAGTGTCAACTCGATGCATAGAAATGCCTGTTATTTGGGGAAAAGTGTCAGCCTTACCCCTTAAGATTGCCTAATGATTTCGGAAATTCATTTCCCGATTTTCTGACAAGTAGGCTCTGCTTCTTAAGGTTCTTGTCGGGCTATATCCCTTTTCTTTATGCTATTTTCCCCATGGTAAGCTGTGTTTCCAGTGCCGGTGAATGCTGTAAACTGCGCCGAATGCCCTACCCCTTGAGATGATACGAATTGATACGGTTACTGGCAGGGAGAGCTGATAATTGCACTGGCTGACTTACCCTGTGAGGTATACAGATTTATTCATATTTTAGGGGGGATTATGGATAAAGAGCTGAGGCAGAGACTGCTGACGCAGCGTAAAGAGCGCGATGATTTTTGCCAGTTGCGGCGCGAGCTTCGTGAGCAGGGTAATGACTGGCTGCCGTACCCTGAACATTTACGCGCTGTTCCTTGTGGTGCGACAACCCGCGCGGGTACACCGTGCAAAATGACCACGATATACCGCAATGGCCGTTGTAAGCTGCACGGCGGAAAAAGTACCGGGGCAAAGACCAGGGCGGGCCGTAAACGTCAGCGAGATGGCTATCGGGCATGGCTGGAGAAACAGCGAGCCAGCAAAGCGGGCAGGAAACGAACACGCGAATATACCAGTGATGTGGCCAGAATTGGTGCTTCAACCTTATCGGAGATCGGAGCCAGCGAAACGGACAGGGCGTTACAACCAGTCGATGGTATTAGCTTGCGCCTTTCAGGTGTTACGCTGGTGGCTGTGCTGCCGCGCGGTCATCGTATCGCGGTAACGCTGACGACCACCAGCCCACGATATGGCGGCGCCCGATGGTGGTATGTTTGTCCGGATTGCGGGGGACGAAAAGCTTTCCTGTATCTTCACAATGAATCACTGTGCTGTCGGCTGTGTGCCGGACTTCATTACTCCAGCCAGAGCAAATAGCCTTATCGGGAGAAAGTTTATGAAACCTGAATACCTTGCAGAAATTGTTGCAGCCAGCATCAGAGTAGACGGCGGTACGGTATCACCGTTTGATGCACGCGAGCTGGAACGAATGATTGTAAGCCGCGCTGTGAACCGGGAGAGGTTTATTCAGAAGATCAGGTCTCCCACGTTCGAATGGAAAAAGCCGCTGCCAAGACGTTAAGGACTGATCAGGCGTTACAGAAGCCCTTCAGTGAGGGGCTTCGATAATGTTTGGGCGAGGGTCATCTTATGACAAAGAATGAATGGGATGAGCTCCAGGCCCAGTTCCTCGCCGACAATGCCAGGACTGGCATCAAGCTCAAAGAGTGGTGTGAAGCGCGGGGAATAGAATTCAATTCTGCTCGTCGGTATATCAAAACAAAAGCTGCGCAAAGTGCGCAAAAAAGTGCGCAGAAAAAAGTGCGCACTGCGCAGAAGGAAAAGTGCGCAGAAGAGTTGGTGGACGATGACGGTCTTACTGGCCAGCAGCGTCTATTTATTGCGGAATATCTGAAGGATAGCAACGCCACGCAGGCCGCCATCCGAGCCGGGTACAGCAAGAAGAGCGCTGAGCAAATTGGTTATCAGCTGCTTCAGAAAACTTCAGTTGCGCAGATCATTGCGCAGCAGCAGAAAGCGTCCATTGTGCAGCACGCTGGGCAGCGCGGATGAAGTGCTAGAACAGATGTGGCGCCTGGCCACCTTCGATGCCAACCAGATTTCTCAACATCGCCGCGGGAGCTGTCGTTATTGCTGGGGCTTTGGTCATCAGTATCAATGGCGCGATATGATGGGATTCGAGGAAAAGCGCATCAAGGCCGGGGAAAATTCACTGTGATCTTTGACGTACGGGCATAGTAACTATTTGATGAAGGTTGGTTATTCCGAGAACCTGTGTCGCAGGATTTCGTGTAACTGGCTGATCCGAGGCGCTTATAACGATTCGTTAGATCCGGATGGCGTCTGCTGGGATAACCGGTTTGCTTGACTGGGTGTGGTTGAGCGTCACTTCTGCGTGAGGCTGGTGGCTACAAGGCTTTTCATCGGCAATGTATTCTATGTTGTGTGGCTCGATCCCGACCACCAGCTATACCCCGGTAAATAGTTAAGCTGTTGATTTAACCATCCATCCTCACTTTGAGTTTCAGGTCTACATCATTTCTGACGCTATCGGTTAACAGAGTTATACACAGCAGGTCTGTTCAGTGCGTTGAGAAGAACAGGAGCATGCAGCCTGTAACTAATTGATTTATTCGAGACCGTCACTTTGGTCATTCGGCGCTGGTGGCCCTTTATTCAGTATTGCTTCTGCGGGAATGATGCGAAAACCTGAAGAAACGAGATCTACCAGGCCAGCATTACCAAAAACCATTATAAGAAAGTGGTTATAGATAAAAAGGTTAAGGATTGCTATAACAAATCTCTTCTCATTCCTCTGGAGGTAACATGGCCATTTCAGCTCGTAATCAGCTCGTCGGAATAGTGAGCTCAACCGAACACGGTGCCGTTAACGATGAAGTTGAATTAACACTGGCATGCGGCGCGAAGCTGATTGCTATCGTCACCTCTGGTAGCAAAGATGCGCTGGGGCTGGTGCCGGGTAAAGAAGCCATCGCGCTGATCAAGGCTCCCTGGGTTACACTGGCGACCGAAGATTGCGGCCTTAAATTCTCTGCCCGCAATCAGTTCGCTGGTGAGGTGAGCAAAGTAACGGAAGGTGCGGTAAATGCGACCGTTCACGTAAAAGCCGATGCCGGTTTTGAAATCGTGGCAGTGATCACCAATGAAAGCTGTGAAGCGTTACAGCTGGCTGAGGGGGTTCGCGTGTTAGCACTGATCAAAGCCTCTTCCGTTCTTATTGCTACGCGTACGTAGGTCTGATTAACGCCTCGACCTGGGTCGTATTCATTTGTAACCAGCGGAAGCAACTGGCCTCGCACAAGCGGGGCTTTTTTGTATCCGCACCCTAATAGGTTCTTGAGCGAATGTGTACGAGCTGAAAAAGGCGGTGACCGAATCCGGCTGGTTGAGCGATTCGAAGGTGAAGGTTCCCTGCACTAAAACGCTGGTGGTCGCCAATACAGATGCCGGTGATGACATGCTGGAAACGGCCTCCACCGTCCTGCTGAAAAACCTGAGCCGCGTTCTCGGCACCAACGGTAAGTAATCATGCTGCGCAGGCTGTGTTTCTGGACGCTGTTTGCTGTTCTGCTGCTCGTAGCCTGGCGGCTGATGGATTGCTGCTGGCGGTTATCGTTGCTGCGCTACTGGGGAAGGGTATCTGGCGCTAAACAAAAGGGAGGCTGACCTTTACCTCCCCGGTATTTTTACAAATCACTGCCTATCGGCGTCTTGGCTTTAGTTGCCCTTTTTTTCTTTTCTCATCGCGGAGATATGAGATTAAAAAGCCGACAGACACAACAAGCAGAGCTGCGGCAACGCCCAGGAAGAGCAGATTTGTCATATAAAACCATCCCAGAATGAGTTAAGAAAAATCTTATTATTCACATGGAATTTACCTCACCGTGAGGATATTCCTAAGGAAAAGGTTTTTGCTGCAACTCAAATGACACATTGTTTTGCGGTGATTTATTTTTCAGAAATTTGTTGCTGATAACTTTTATAAAATCGTCTTTTTATACTTCAGATGGTATCGGAAAAGTCGTAAGCAGATCTCTGTAGCCACAGCGTAACCACAAAGACTCTCCCTGCCGGCGAGTCTTTTCCATTTTGGCTGCCAGGACGCCAATCACTCTGTGTGTTGTCGTAATCCATCTGGCGGCCATTCCCTATACATGGCTCACCGACGACGGCTCATAACCCCCCACTCGTGCGAACATGTGTGGATGGTTGTGATTACTGATACCCCATCAACCGCCAATACGAGCGCATTCTGATGGGCGAAAAATATGGCCACAGTGTGCGCATACCAAAGGTTTATCTTTGCGCAACATTACCGATTTCTGATTTGTTGTCTGGGAGCATCGGGGACATCTGACCTCGACCGGGCGCTCTTTGAACTGCCTGAGTCCGGTGGAATATGACATGGCGATAACTCCTTTATGGGGAAATAACCCAGTTATACACAATGATTTTTACAGTAATGATCGCTGAGTGGGGGATCAGGTCTTTCAAACCTAACAAATCCTGACGGGCGGTTGAGATTTGTTGAGGTCTGGCTGTTATGGTTTGTTATGCCCTGCCAGGGAAAGTTGGAGGCCGGTACTTCAGCGTGCGTAGTGCGTAACGAGGTACACAGGTAGGTATGCAGCGAAATTGCGCATTCAGCGTGCGTACCACCCGACGAATTCTAACGGCGGCAATGCGAATTCGCAGTAAATTGCGCAGAATGAAATACGAATTCGCAAAATGGTTGAGAGGCCTGATATTTCTGGCTTTGGTGTAGCCCATTCGCAGTTGGCTCGCTACGGAGATGCTAAGTTTTGCTAAGGTTTTTTGCGCACTAAATTGCGCATAACGAGGTGTAAAATGAAAAAATCTGACCAACAATCAAGATCCGGATGGGGTGGAAAGCGTACCGGCGCCGGGGCACCCTACGGCAATACTAACGCTGTTAAGCATGGCGAACGCAGCCGGCGGGCATTCTTCCCGCTGGAAGGCGTTGATGAGCTTTCTCCCCTGGTAAAAAACCGGGTGCGCAATCTGATACTGGCTGAACATCTTGGGCCGCTAATGCAAAGCGTTCCGGCTTACAGAACGGAGGCATGGCGGGAAATGACGCTTGTCCACGGAATGATGGGGCCGCATACTGATCGCATCATGAGGCTGGAGCTGATGAAAGCAAAGGCTGGTGCGGCTTGGGCAAAACGGGAGCTGCAAAGGGTTAAGAAGCGGAATGTTCCGAAAGCGTGATTTGCCGGCTGGTGGTGAGAATTCTGGACAGTTCTGGACGGATGGGGAATATGGCAACGTTAAAGGCTGAGTGCAAAATATTTATAGTCCAATCCATTGCGTGCTACGAAACGCCTTCTCAGGTCGTGGAGTCTGTAAGGGAGAAATTTGGCATTGAAATCACCCGCCAGCAGGTCGAATCACACGACCCGACGAAGGTCAGCAGTAAGGGGCTGGCTCAAAAATGGGTAGACATATTCAACGATACCCGCGAGCGCTTCCAAAAAGAAACCTCAGACATTCCGATCGCCAACAAGGCCTATCGTCTGCGCGTCCTCGACAGAATGGCTGCAGACGCTGAGAGCATGAAGAACTACGGAATGACGGCCGATATTCTGGAGCAGGCAGCTAAAGAGGTTGGCGGAGTGTACACCAGCAGGGTTAATCTGGAGCATGCAGACAAAATCAGTGGTATCGCTAAGACCCAGTCTACGGGGCTTAGCCCAGAAGAATCCGCTTACACCTACAAGAAAATGATGAAATGAATATCCAGGTGAGGGTGAAATAATGGCTGGTTTATTCAATACCGGTGATGCCAGGGCTATGTTCCGGCATTTGCAAAATAAGTGGGTTAACTTCTACCACAACCCGACAGAAGAGGGGCTCATTGATACGCTGTTCCCGATGAACCACCTTAGGGAATGGATCGTACGTGAGGAGTATAGTGATGAGCAGGTCTCAGCTCAGGCGAAGAATTTGGATGCCCAGCTTCGGACAATGGAAGAATACAAAATAGTTAATTCGTTATGTAACCACACGAAGCACTACAAGCCTGATCTGAAAAGGAACCCAGAATATGTAACAACTGAGCTCAAGGGCGCGAGAGCCGGGCTAATGAAATGTGGCGATCCACTCGATGTCACCCACTTCATGGTAGAAGGACGAGAAATTCGTGATATTTTCATTGAGGTATACCGGATCTACTATGCATTTTTCAAACCAGCAGATGAGAATGATTATCAGGCTTATAGGGACTGAGTACCTCTTTTGGCGGCAGGCCATTCTCATGCTTGACCGGTTACTTATGGTGGGATGCATGTATCATGCAGTAAGGATAAGAGCGGAAAGGGCTAGACTACTATGGAGCAAGCATTGAACTCTATACAGGTCGTAGCATTCCTCTTTTTTGAGATAGTGAAAACACATGATTTGAGATAAGCATGTGAGTACATTGTTCGTAACTTATGGATTAAAAAGATTTTTTCATGTAAATTTCGAGATAATGTGCAACCACCAGTTAAGATAACTAAATTATGGCGACCTTCAATCATTTCGAGCTCGGCCTGATCAATCCTGAATTTGATTCACCGTTAGTTGATGTTCTTACTGAACTGGAACTCCTCAGGCACCTGAGGTTGGAAACCGACGTCCATCCGATTCTGTTCGCACAGTTGAAAGACGTATTTCATATGCTGGAAAGTCTTGGTTCTGCACGGATAGAAGGGAACCATACAACCCTTGCTGACTATGTGGAAAGCAAGGTTGAGGGAACGCAAAGCTCAACTGATCAGCTAAAAGAAATTTATAACATTGAAGAAGCGATGGAGTTCATTGATCGCCATTTTAGTAATGGTGAACAGATTACAGAACATTTCATTCGAGAACTGCATGGGCTTGCTGTCACAGGTTTAGACCGCGAGGGGGATAGAACTCCTGGTGCCTACAGGCAGCACAACGTCAGCATAGCCCAATCAGACCACATGCCACCAGACCATATACATGTACAAAGCTACATGGCTGAATTAACGGCGTTCATCAATCGCGCAGATAAACCCAAGTATGATTTGATGAAAATCGCCTTAGCACATCATCGGTTTGGTTGGATCCATCCATTCGGGAACGGTAACGGCAGAACAGTTCGTCTGCTCACCTACGCGCTGTTGATTAAATATGGTTTTAACGTTCAAGCTGGTGGCCGCGTACTGAACCCCACAGCAGTTTTCTGTAATGACAGGGAACGGTATTACGCAATGCTTTCCGAGGCTGATAAAGGTACTGAAAATGGTCTGGAGAACTGGTGCTTATATGTGCTGTCAGGGATATCAGTAGAGCTGAAAAAAGTGGATCAGTTAACAAAGCTTAGTTTCCTTAGTTCGAAAATTCTCTATCCGGCAGTAGATTATTCGTCCGAAAGAGGGCTGATAAACGAACTTGAAGCAAAAGTGCTTAAAAAGGCAGTGGAAAATGGCACTATCAAAGCAGGAGATTTACGTGACGTATTGCCAGAGCTAAAGTCGGCGCAGATAACCTACCAAATCGGAAAGCTAATCGAACGCGGTATGCTCCAGCCTATTGAGGAAGGGGCAAGAACTTACACGGCAAAGTTTTCTAATTCCTTTCTCATTCGCGGCGTGATCACCACGCTGAGAGCTGAAGGATTTATACCGAACCTGTAGTTATGGCCTTGGCCAAGGAATACTGACTAAGCCAGTGCGCTGTAAATGTCTTTATCCCACGCCTTGCCCGCTTTTGTCTGATCGCCGGTCTTACTGAGCCGAACGGCGGATCCCTGGCTAGCATCGGCAACAATCCCGATTACAGCCGTTTCATTGTTCAGGGGCGGATAGATTCCTTGTCTGCCACCGCAAGCGCAGCCGCCGTCACTTCCATTCGCCCCACCAGCTCAAGCATACGTAGCCGCGGGTTACTCTCTGGTTGGTTAGGTTCACTGAAAAAACGTATCAGAAAGCGCATATATAAAAACGGGTGTTGGCCCAGGCCAATATCTTCAATTACATTGAAGTCTTCTACAACCGGGCCTTGTACCACAGTCAATTGTGCGACGTCAGTCCGGAGGCCTTTGAACAGGCCTCGTCGTGAGGATAGGAATTGTCTACGGTTATGGGCTCAGTCCACTGCGTAGTTGGACGGATAGTCAAAAAGAGGGTTATTGATGGAAGAAGAATTGATCTTCAAGTTACAACCTAATAAATGGGTAACCGAATCTGTATTAAGAGCTGTAACCGGCCTCCGGTCAGGAACGATACAAAGGGCCCGCTCGGATTCATGGTTAGCAGGGAGGGAGTATCTGCATGTAGCACCAGATGGCATACCTAAGGAGAATAGCGAGTGCATGTATAATCTAGAGAGCATCAACAAATGGATCGAATCGCAGGCACAACGACAGCCGAAAAAATAGCTCAATGATTCACAAGAGCTATTGGGATGCTTTTGGTTTTGGTTCACGAAGGCGCAATTCTGTCCGTAGCGCTTCTTTATACACTAGGCGCCCTAGGAGTCTAACAATTTGAGCAGGTATTTTGCCGATGCTCATGTACAGGCGTGCCTTCTAAATGACCACCAGCCTGACCTACCTTTTTTAACAGGTCGCCATATGCAGTTGCGAAAGATCAATATTGACTAGTTTTTCAACGCATACCTTGGATGTTCATCTACTGCTCGGAGAGAGCCAAATGAACATCAAATTAGTCACGATTTCCGTACTCGCTGCCGCTTTCGTCTTTGTATCAGATATGGCCATCGCCAAATCGAACCAGTTAACTGATGACCAGGTTAAGCAAAGAATTATCGATGACTCAGTAGCATCCTACCCTGGTACCTGCGCCTGTCCATTCAATACGGCGCGGAACGGCAGTTCGTGTGGCCGCCGCAGCGCCTGGAGCAAAGCAGGAGGCTATTCACCCATCTGCTACAAGAAAGAGGTCACGAAAGAGATGGTCAAAGAATGGCGTCAGCAGAATCAGTAA